CGTGCCGAGGTTGCGCCATCTCAGCGTAAGGCAGCACGCCGTTCTCGCGCATCTTCTCCTGGACCTTCTTCGGCTGGGCGAAGAACCAAGCGTCAAACGACTTCGCCTCCTTAGCCGGAGCCGTCAGGTCGTTGAGCCTAGCGCGTGTCACGCGTCACAGCGTCAACCATCTTGACGGCGGGGCAAGTGGCAAAGGTTAAGCCATAGCCTGGTGTGCTGGTCAAAGGATACGAAGTTAAGACGAGTCAGGCGCTTGAGCATGGTCTTAGCCAATGGGTCTTCCGGTAGTGGCACCATGGCTATGACTCTTTCCCTGATCTCCTTGGTCGTCATGGTCTCAGGCCACTGGGCTACATGGTCCCTTAGGTTGATGTGTCTTTCTCTCATCTTCTCCCAAGCCTTGCATCGGTTTGCTGACAGGGCCATGTACATCTGGTCTTCCATCGTCTGCCACTTTTGCTCCCAATATCTGGCCTCGTTGACTTCGAAGATTTGCTTGGCCGAGTAGCTCTTGCGGCTTTTCGATTTACGCGGTTTTATTACTGGGCCGAACAAGCGACCGACAGGGAGCGCAGTGTGAGGCCCCTGTTCAACTGTATCTGGTTGAACTACTGACTTGACCCGAAATGACGGTCTACGCGGAAACCTCATAGGATTGGTTTTAAGAAGGGTTTATGGGTTTAAGGCTATACTGATACCAATTACCAGCCAGAACGCCTTGGCGACCCCTTAGCGGGGCTGGAATCGCTATGTCCTGCGGCTTCCGTTGGCGGGTTGGGCGCGTATTCCCACCTAAGCACGTTAGGTTCAGGGGAATGCTGGAGGTAGACATACCCAGACTTTGCCCACTGGTTGTTGATATCCTTGAGGCCAGATCGCGAGGCCCGCTTGGAGAAGCCGAACTTGTACCGGGCGGGCTCCCCCTTGGTGCGATAGAGGAACCCAGCGTCCCGACTGTAGTTCACCCACTCTGCGCTTCCTGCCCCGAGATAGGCGAGCTGAGAGGGGGTCATGTTGTCCAGGTCGTCGACGGACTTTGGCTTGGTGGTGTGGTGCATGTAGATCAGGGCGGCCTTGGTACGCTTAAGCACCGGGTCCACCTGATTGCGTAGCCAGTCAGTGGTCAGAGATTGGTCGGCGATGTCAAAACCAGCGTAAGCCAGAAGTGGGTCAATCCAGACTACCTCGGCCTTATGGCGTTCGATAAGCGACTCAAGGAAGGCCGGGAAGGCGCTGCCGATGTGCTTGGAGTCTCGGACGATGGCTAGGTTTTCCCGTAACTTTGCCTTGTCGCCCAAGGACATCTTGATGGTCGAGCCCTGGAAGGCTTCGCTACAATCCCCAAAATCGTTCTCACTTTGCAGAATAAGGGTCCGCAGCGGACGAACAGGCTCAAGTCCGAAGCACGATTGACCCAATGCCCATGACGTGGCGATTTGCATCATCAGGGAAGACTTGCCCGTGCCGGAGAAGCCGACGATGGAAACCGCGTATGACTGACATAGCCAGCGACGAGACTTGCCGACTAGGACGGTCGGGTCGTCAGTCGGTATGAACTTCTCCAGGGCTTCTAAGTCGAACCATTCCCCAAGGTCTTTCTCCTTCTTGGCGGCCTTGCGCTGTTCTGATAACCGGGCATAGTGGTCAAGCAGCGCGTCGGGGTTAGTCGCGTTGGCGGCAATGGCCGTGGCTTGACGAAGAACTGAGGCATTGGCAATAAGGTCAACGTGTTCCTGGCGATAAGTCTGAGAGCCGGAGTCGCTCGAGATGGTCGAGACCGTGATGGCTTGGACAGGCGAGTTCATCTCGCGCAGCTTCTGCGATACGGTCAGTTCGTCTGACGTGATTCCATCGACTTGAAGCGATAGAATAGCCCCGACGATGTCGACGTGAGTCGGTTCGAAGAAGTCAGAAGCCTTGAGAGAAGGCGGGAATGGAAGGGCTTCGCGTAGGAGGACGCCGAGGAGGTGGCGTTCCGCGGCGACGTTATTCGGCGGGATCATGGAAGAGAGGGGTTGGGGTTTGTGGGCGTGGGTGCCCGTGGTCAAGATGCTTTGCTTAGGATGCGGTCTAGGTCGGCCTTGCGATAGTAAGGGACGCTCCGCGGGTTGCGGAGGATGCGGACAGGTAGGGCCATGCCGTCGATGCGGTATTGCACGCCGCGGACGGTGCGCCGGTGCTTGTGGGCATACTCGGAGAGGGTGACCCATCCCTTGGGGGCCTTGAACTTCTCGAGGGCTTCAGCTGCGGCCTTCGCGGCAGGCCAAGACTTGAACCTGGGCGACAGGCGAAAGATGAAGCGGCCTCGGCGGACGGTCTTCTGTTCAGCGTAGCCTGCCTTGACGATGCGGGCGAGCGGCAGGGAGACTCCGGCTCGGGTGTTGTAGCCTAGGAGGCGGACGACCTCCGTGGTCTTGTGCCAGCCTTCGGGTGTGTCGTCGGCGTTAATCGCGGCGACGAGGGCGTGGGCATCGAAGCGCTTCATCGGGCCTTCGGGGTGAAGACCTTGAGGTCAGTCGTCCAGACCCAGCGGGAGCCGACGCGGTGGACGAGCCAGACCTTCCAGTCCTTGCCGTCGACCCAGCCGGCGGCGAAACCTGAGCCCCAGCGGGAAGTGGCTAGGCGGTGCGACGCGTAAGCCATGGCATCCTTCTGGCAGAGACAGCCGGCGGAGAAAGCGGCGCCGCCTTCAGCTTTGGTCAAGTTAACCTGGGCGAGCGTGTGCGTGTGTCCGTGGATCAGAGCGCCGCCACGGTCGGCGTAGTGCTTACCCTGTTCGGCGGTGGCGTTCAGGCCGTGGGCGTAGCCGTGGATAAAGGCGACCTGACCTAGGCGGTAGACACCCTTCTCGGCGTGGTAAGGCAGGATGGTCTTGGCTCCGCAGCTCTTCGCGGCGGTCTTGATGCGGGCCTCTAGGTCGGCGCAGTAGTCACGCACCAGGGCGGAGCCGGAGGTATGCTGGAGGGCTTGGGCGCGGTGCTCGTGATTGCCCATCAGGTAGACGGTGGGCTTGGTGCGCTCAAGGAAGGCTTCACCGGCCTCGATGTCGGAGATGAGGGACTCGGCGCCTTCGGCATCCTGACCAGCCCCACGGCGGAGCGATCGGAAGTCGAAGCAGTCGCCGAGGTGCACGCGGACGGTCGGCTTGTAGTCCTTGATGAACTCGACCAGGGCCTCGACGGCGTTCTCGTCGGCCATGTCGCCGTGATTGTCACCGAAGGCGACGAAGCGGGTCGGGGTGCTCATTTTAGTGTTTTAAAGAAGACTTCAAGTTGGTCACGCATGAGTCGTGCGGCATCAATGTCTTTGCCGAGAAACCAAAACGCTTTAAACGATTTAGTCCTCACTCGAAAATAATAAGTGTCCCTGTTGGTCATTATGTTACGGTTAGGGTTTAACTTTCGTAGGTTGATACCCATGCGACGAGCAGCGCATATCATAGTGCCACGGTTAACATCAAAAGATGTCATCGCTTCTTTAATTGTAGCATCGGTATAAATAGCAGTCTTAACAGCAGCGATAGCAACACCAGTTGCGTTTCTTCCAGGGAATGGATGAGGAATGCCGTGTCTGTGTCTGGCACAATTTAAGCTGTTTGAGCTGACTCCAAATAGTTCAAAAATCTCCTTATTAGTTAGTCCTTTTTCGTGCTGATAGATTGCGGCGTCAATGGCAGCACCTTTAGGCAAGCGTGTAGGCGTGCTCATTAGCGGACGTTGATATAGGGGATGGGCTTGCCCGCGTCGAAGGCCGCGAGCATCTCGTCACGGCGCTTGCGGGCGGTCTCGAGGTCGCTGGCGATGTTCTCGACGATGTCCTTGCCGCGGCGACGCAGGCGGAACCAGTAGCAGTCGCCGAGTTTCTGGAGGTGGTGGTTCGGGTTCTCGGTCTTGATGAAGGCGGGGCGGTCGTTGCGTCCGGTGCGGGTATACTTCGGGCAGGCCAGCAGGAAGGCCACTCGGTCGGGGGACAAGCCGACCTTGTTCGCCCAGCGCAGCGTCTCGGGGTTCATAGTTTCCATGAGCGGGCGAGGTTGCGGCCTTCGGTCATGATCGCGTTACGCGAGGACGGCCTGAAGATATACTCCTGGTCGAAGAGGTGGGACGCGCGTATCTCGGCGATGCTGTCGAGCTCTTCGTCGTTGGCCGGTCCGACCCCAGCGGTGGCGACGTAGATGGTGCGGACCTTCCAGCCCTTCTCCCAGAGGATGTCCTGGCAGACGCGCAGC